GGACTATTCAGCGTTCCAAGTAATTGATGTAACAAAGATGCCTTATAGGCAGGTTTGTGTTTATAGAAATAACTTAGCTACTCCTTTAGATTATTCAGCAACCTTACATAGATTAGGCAAAGCGTATAACTATGCATCTATTCTTGTTGAAAATAACGATGCGGGTATTCAAGTAGTTGATTCACTTCACTATGATTATGAGTATGAAAATATCATTTACACCGAGAATGCCGGTGCAAGTGGTAAAAGAATTTCTGCTGGCTTTGCTGGCAGATCTAAAGAGCGTGGTGTTAGAACTACAAAGACTGTTAAAGCGGTCGGTTGTTCTATGCTCAAACTGCTTGTTGAGCAGTACCAACTTATTATAAACGATCATCAAACTATCTTCGAGCTGTCGAGGTTCTCAAGAAAGGGTAACTCGTATGAAGCAGAAGATGGTTGCAATGATGACTTGGTCATGTCACTCGTTTTATTTGCATGGATGTCAGATCAACAATACTTTAAAGATCTGACGAATATCAATACTCTTCAGCATCTTCGTGATAAGACTGCTGAGGAAGAGAACGAAATGTTTAGTTTCTTTATGGATGATGGTCAACCTGAACCAGATATTCCCTCTATTATTGACTTAACCGATACAGAGTCGATGATAGCGAATAAGGAGTATCAGTTCTTCTAATCTCCGTTTTTATAAATAAACGCGTATAATAATGCACAAATTAACCCTTTCTAAAAGGAGAGCTAAATGGCCGTTCAGAATTTTGGTTCCGGAGGCGGAGGATTCCAACTCAGCCCTGGTGTAAACATCTCAGAGGTAGACCTTACAACAGTCACCCCAGCAGTTGATACAACTGTTGGTGCGTTCGCAGGCGTTTTTCGCTGGGGACCTGTTAATGAGCGTACACTCGTAACCTCTGAAAACGATCTTGTCAGAAAGTTTGGCAAGCCAACCGCAATTAACCCAGAAACATTTTTCACAGCTGCAAACTTCCTCAGCTATTCAAACTCGCTGCAGCTTGTTCGCGCTGCTAATACATCCGCTCAGTTTGCTGCTATCGGCGGCACAGGCGCAACCCATGCAGCTGCTAATGTAACTGTATTCAATAATGACGATTACGATACCAAGAGCGCTGGCTGGGGTTCAACTGACGTACAGTTCATTGCTCGTTGGCCAGGAGCTCTCGGCAACTCGCTGAAGATCTCGATGTGCGAAAATGCTACACAGTACACATCGTCAGCTAACCTTCTTACTCTTACCTATACACTAGGTTCAGGTGCAGGCGCCGCACAGGGTAATACTGCAGTCTTCAACGGTCCGAATACAGGTCTTGTTATTCCTGTAGGTAGCTCAACTGGTACGCTAACACTTGATGGTGGCCCTCAATCAGATGGGTATGCAACATTCAACGCTACAGTTGCAAACGATCTACAAGCTACCCTCAATAGTATTGCAGCTAATTACGCAATTGGTGACTACATCAACGTTGGAACAGGTACAACCCAAGCTCTCAAGATTAATACTATTCCCAGGTTGATGCTGCACCAGGACGCTCGACATATGTTGACGTAAACGGCAACACAGCTCTTCAGCTTGGTAACACTGCTGCGCAGAACGATGAAGTTCACGTAGTTGTTGTCGATGAAGATGGTGAATTCACAGGCAACCCAGGTGCTGTACTTGAGGTATGGCAGGGCCTTTCCCGTGCTACTGATGCTAAGCTCGCTGATGGTTCTTCAAACTACTTCAAGAATGTAATCAATGAGCAGTCACAGTATTTCTGGTTCGGTGATGATCGTACAGGTGCTGTTTCAGCTCCCGCACTTACAGTCGCAACTGCATCAAACTCAGCTCCTCTAACCATCTCTCTTGCAGGTGGTACTGATCAGGATGAAGCTAACGTTGCTTTCACAGCAATTGCAACTGCTTACGATCAGTTCGTTTCACCAGAAGACGTAGATGTCTCGCTTATTATGACAGGACGTACACGTGGTGGCGAGAATGGTACACAGCTTGCTAACTACCTCATCGATAATATCGCTGATGTACGTAAGGATTGCGTTGTATTCGTTTCACCAGAGAAGGCGGACGTTGTAAACGCAACATCTCCTGAGACTAAGGTTGTGGAATTCCGTAACTCAATGCGCTCATCTTCTTATGCTGTACTCGACTCGGGCTACAAGCAACAGTATGACAAGTACAACGACATCTATCGTTGGATTCCGCTTAATGGTGATATTGCTGGTCTATGCGCACGCACAGACAATGCTCGTGACCCATGGTTCTCGCCAGCAGGTACCAACCGTGGCCAGATCAGAAACGCAATCAAGCTTGCATTTAATCCAAATCTAGCTCAGAGAGATCTTCTCTACAAGAATGGAATTAACCCAGTTATCTCGCAGCAGGGACAAGGTACAATTCTATTTGGAGATAAGACACTTCTAAGCAAGCCTTCAGCATTCGATCGTATCAATGTACGTCGCCTGTTTATTGTGCTTGAGAAGGCAATCTCTAATGCTGCTAAGTCGTTCTTGTTTGAGTTCAACGACGAATTCACACGCACCCAGTTCCGTAACCTCGTAGAGCCATTCCTCCGCGATGTTCAGGGTCGTCGTGGTATCTTTGACTTCAAGGTTGTTTGCGATGAAACAAACAATACACCAGAGGTCATTGATGGCAACAAATTTGTCGGTGACATCTACATTAAGCCTGCAAGGTCAACTTCCAGGTGCTGTTGGACAGCCCATTTACTAATGCTCTAGGTGCAATTGCGCCGTTTATGATTCAGGCGTCGTCGCTACCAGGTTCATCTATTGCACCTGTCGAAGTACCATACTTTGGTAGAAAGATTCGTGTAGCTGGCGATAGAACATTTGAGCCTTGGTCGGTCACAGTAATGAACGACGAAGACTTCAAGGTTCGTCACGCGCTTGAGCAATGGCATAATAGAATTAACTCGCTTTCGGGCAACCTAAATACAACAGGCTCTGCTTCACCGACTAACTATAAGTCACAAGCAGATGTACAACAGTTCTCAAAGGCTGGTGGACTTCCAATCAGAACATATCGCTTCTACGGTCTGTTCCCAACTGAAATTTCACCTATCGATGTTAACTGGAATGACACAGATACAATTGAAATCTTCCAGGTTACGTTCGCATATGACTGGTATGAGGTAGTGGGCGGTAACACTGGTACAGTAGCTTAACAGCTAATCTATAGAATGGAATTATAATATGGCAGAGCTTTTCGGCTTTGAAATACGAAGAAAGAATCCAGACCCCGTCTCGTTTGCCCCAAAGGTAACCGATGACGGGGCTGCAATTGTTGCCGAAGGCGGTGCTTATGGCACCTATGTTGATCTTGACGGTTCAATCAGAACAGAAGCAGAACTAGTTAACAAATATCGTGAGATGGCTCTCTACCCTGAAGTAGACCAAGCTATCGATGATATTGTAAACGAAGTTATTACCCAAGAGCCTGAGCAAGAAGTAGTTGAGCTCATTCTCGATGATACAGAACTTCCTGATAGAATCAAGAAGCTTTTTATTGACGAGTTCAAAGATGTTCTTAATCTTCTAGAATTCAATCAGCTTTCATATGAAGTATTCAGACGTTGGTATGTAGACGGAAGACTCTACTATCACGTTCTTATTGATGAAGAGAATCCAAAGAACGGTATTGTTGAACTACGTTATATTGATCCTCGTAAGATTCGTAAGATTAAAGAGCAGAAACGCAGAAAAGCTGTCAACAATGTTCCTTTAACTCAAGATGGTAAAGAGTACTATATCTATAACGATAAGGGCTTTGCTAAGACGGCTGGTAACTCTTCTATTCCGTCGAATACAATTGGCGGTATTCGTATCGCTAAAGATTCGATTATTCACTGTACCTCAGGTCTAACCTCTATCAATGGTGACCTAGTACAGTCATATCTTCATAAGGCTATTAAGCCTCTCAACCAGCTGAGATCTATGGAAGACTCGCTGGTCATTTATCGTATATCACGTGCTCCTGAGCGTCGTATTTTCTATATCGACGTTGGTAACCTTCCTAAGATGAAGGCAGAGCAATATCTACGTGATATTATGATTAAGTTTAAGAACAAGCTCGTCTATGATTCCGCTACTGGTGAGATCAGAGACGACCGTAAATTCATGACAATGCTTGAAGATTTCTGGCTACCTCGCCGTGAAGGTGGTAAAGGTACAGAAATCACAACTCTACCAGGTGGACAGAACCTGGGTCAGATGGATGACGTACTTTACTTTCAACGTAAGTTATATAAGTCGCTAAACGTGCCAATATCACGCCTCGACCCTGAGACACAATTCAACTTCGGTAGAGCAACTGAAATTACTAGAGACGAAGTCAAGTTTGCAAAGTTCATTGCAAGACTTCGTAACAAGTTTGCAACTCTGTTCTCTAAGATTATGGAGCGTCAACTTATTCTTAAGGGTATTATTACACCTGAAGAGTGGGATGATCTCAAGCAGAACATTCGCTATAAGTTCTCGCAAGACAACTATTATGCTGAACTTAAAGAGACAGAAATTCTCCGCGATCGTATGGCTATGCTTCGTGATATCGATGACTACGCTGGTAAGTACTATTCCCACGAATGGATTCGCCGCCACGTTCTCCGTCAATCTGACGAAGAGATGGAAGAGATCGATGAACAGATCGCTGACGAAATGGATAACCCTCAGTATGCTGGACCTGCTAACGAGGCAGAAAATCCACCAGGGGGTGCTCAGGAACAACAGGTTGATGCTGGATACCAACCAGAACCTCAACCTGGGCAATAAATTTTTATAAATAAACAGTATAATTGACCAAAAGGAATATTTTTATGGCAGATACAACAGATCTACTTAGTCATGCTTTCGAAAAGAATCCTGTTGATTTCGCTGACACATTTAATCAATTGATGCAGCAGAAGGCACAAGATGCCGTAGAAGCTCATCGGATTACATTAGCTCAGGCTATTCACGGTGGTGAAGATCCTGTTGACGATGATGACGATCTTGATGTTGATACTGATGATGTTGGTGACGACGAATTCGAGTTCTCAGAAGATGAACTTGAAGATTTAGGTGATGAAGACGATCTAGATCTTGATCTTGACGATCTAGACTTAGAAGATTTAGACCTAGAAGACGAGGACTTCACTGATGACGAAGACGCTTAAGGATTTCATGGAAGTATATAAGCCAAAATCACCTGACGAACAGAAGTTCGTCGATAAGCACGTGACGATTAAGCACAGCGATCGTAACGGCAACGGTGATGATGTCTTTAAGGCTGCCAACGTTAAAACCATTAAGCGTAAAGAAGATCGCAAGGGTTATGATCCTGGCGATGATGAAAAAGTTTACGAAGAAGTCGAAGAGGTAGAAGAAGCCAGAATCTATCCTGGTGACTATCATGTTACTTCAGAAAAGTCACAGTTCGGTGGCCATCGTCCTAAGGTAGTTCATAAAGATAAAGGCCATACAATGTATCTTGGCCAGCATGCTTATAAGAAGCCAGCGATGGCAATTAGGCATGGCGAAGCTTATCTCACTGCATATGCTGCAAGAGGCGATCGCGCTGCTGATAATGCTTCAATTGATTTCGCACGCGCTAATAAGAAGCATCTTTATGTTAAAGAAGATATCGATATTGAAGCTGTACTAGACGAAGCTCTAGATCTGCTTATGTCAATTGATGAGAAGACACTTACACCAGCTGAAATGAAGAAGCGCGAAGAAGTCGTTAAGGCTATTAAGCGCGATGATCCAAAGATGGATAAGTCGATGGCTTATGCTATCGCTACCAAGACAGCTAAGCGTGTTGCTGAAGGTACAGTACCAACAGCTGATGAACCAACTGAGCATGATAAGAAGATGGCTCAGAAGGTTCGCGACCTCCTTGCTAAGGAAAAGAAGCCTGTTAAGGAAGAAGCAGAAGAGATTGATGAGATCTCAAAGGCTACAATGGGCCGTTATATCAATAGAGCAAAAGATCAAATTGACACCGCATCTTACAGACAGGGTCATAGAGATTCTAGAGGTTCAGGTGGTGATCCGGTCTCTAAAGGTATTGAAAGAAAGCTTTCGAAGCGTCACGGTGGTATTGAACTAGCTGTTAAGAAGCTTACCAAGGAAGAAGCAGAAGATCTGGATGAATCAGCTAAGATTGCAGATCACCTAATTAAGCGTTACGGTGACAATGTTCGTAAGAGCCATGTTCGTTCAGCTGCTAATGATTTCGGTGTAGGGTACGTAGCTCTTTCGCATGCTGTTCGTAAGAAACTCAAGGTTAATAGGCTTGAGGAAGAGCAGATTGATGAAATTTCAGCAAAGAAGCTAACTGACTATACAGCTAAGGCTTCTGATGCTCGTGGTCATCGCGATATGCCAACAGCTAAGCTCGATAAGCGCTATAAGTCTATGGCTCTCGCTCACGAAAAGATTCGTCAGCGCCATGCTAAGGTTGGTGCTACAAACGAAGAAGTCGAAGAGCTTGATGAACTGTCGAATAAAACACTAAGCAGCTACGCAAAGAAAGCTACTAATCAAGCATTCAGTAAGGGTGTTGCTGGTGGTGCAGCTCTTGCAAGCTCTGATAAAGAAACAGAAGCTCAAGGTCATAAGCTAGTTAATAAAGCTGCTAAGAGAATGATCGGTGCTCAAAAAGCCATTGGTAAGTTAACAAAGGAAGATATCATCAATCGTTCGATTGAGAAGTATGTTCCAGAAGAACTAAAGTTTACACCTGAAGAGCGTCTTCTTAAGAGACTTGACGGGCTTTCAGAAGCTCATGTTAATACTCTATTAGGTCTTTTTGAAGCCCTAAATAAAGATAACCAAAACAGAATGATTGAGACTGTTGAGACCCGTGAAGGTATTAATCAGCTTCTCAACTTTGCTTTAGAAAACAGAGGTGAGTAATGCCATATTCAGTAGTCTCAAATAGAAAAAACACTTCTGTAGTTTTACATTTCGCTAGCTCGAATAGCACTGTTCTGATCACAGGTAACACTGCGACGTCGAATATTGCTCTTCCTGGTGAAACAATTACAGGCGCATATATTACTCAAGCTGTTTGGGGCTGCGATCCTAATGGTTACATTACTATTAAGCGCGGCGGCCAGCTAGTTGCTGCATACGACTCAACAGGTCAACATGAGTATGCCGGTGCTGGTATGCCTATCAATGTAGGTAATACAGCTGCTAACTTACAAGTAGACATTATGGGTTCAACAAATGCATTCATCCTTCTAGAGCTTCAGAAGGAAGGCAACCTAACAGCTAACTCAGAATATTTCCAGGTATAAGGGACTAAAATGAAACTCATTGTAGAAACAGTTGAAGACGTTAACTACGTCACAGAAGCTAAGGAAGACGGCTCAAAGAATCTCTACATTGAGGGTATCTTCCTGCAGTCATCCATCAAGAATCGCAACGGCCGCATGTATCCTGAAGAAGTTATGGATCGCGAAGTTGCACGTTACGTTAAAGAAGCTGTCGACTCAAAGACAGCTATGGGAGAGCTAGGTCATCCAAATGGTCCGCAGATTAACCTCGATCGCGTCTCGCATCGTATCGTTTCTCTCAGAAAAGAGGGTACTGACTACGTCGGCAAAGCCCTTATCACCAATACACCTATGGGCAATATTGCTCGCGGCCTCATGGAGTCCGGCGCACGACTGGGGGTATCTTCAAGAGGTATGGGATCCCTCAAAATGAATAAGGAAGGCGTGAATGAAGTACAAGATGACTTCCGCCTTGCTACAGCTGCTGATATTGTAGCTGATCCTTCAGCTCCTAATGCCTGGGTTGATGGTATTATGGAAGGTGTTGAATGGGTCTTTGATGAGAGACTTGGTTATAAGGCTATTCAAGTTGCTGAAGAGGCTAAGAGACAAATCGAAAATGCTGTTTCCTCTCGTCAACTTCAAGAGAAGAAACTTAGAATCTTCGAAAATTATCTAACGAAT